TCGCTATGTATCGCTATTTATAAGCTAGCGTAATGTTATTAAAACTTACGTTTACGAGCTGCTTCTGATTTCTTCTTACGACGTACAGATGGTTTTTCGTAAAATGATTAGACACAAATCACTAACTATCACAACCTATCAGAAATGCGTTACAAAAGCATCTTCTCAGAATTTATCCTTCACTACCTATCATAACCAATCATACTTTTGAGTAGACTTTGCTACTTTTCTGCTACTAGTTAGACAATGCGGTTTAGGTCATCCAGTTCTTTCATCAAGTCATCGTATGACTCAAGACTCGTCTTGACCCCAATCGGCACTTCGCCAATAGAGAAATAATAATCAACGGGGATAGGACGCCCTACTAACTCGTTCATCTTGCGTTCGACAATCACGCGTTCGCCAATCAATCCTTCAAACTTATCATGTGTAAGTTCTTCTATCAGCTCTGAGTAGTCCACACTGACACGATACCCAGTCTCTTTTATCATACAATCAATTTTATCTAATTCCTCGGTAGATAATTCATCTACACTTAAAAGCCCGTCTCGTGCCGAATTCAAGCGCTTTAATGATACCCCTGTTTCTCTGCCAATAATTTCAATCGGTATAGCATGGTTCTGAATAAAAGATTCAATCAATTTCTTATTCATAATATCCCTCGATTCAACTTGTTATTTTAACTACATAGTATCACATTGGCTCATTTTTGTATATAAAAAATGCCGACTAGTAGAGGGACTAGCCGACATTAAAACCCTATACAAGAATGAATTGAGGAGATACACCCTTGTATTTATATTATATCGCATTGTAGGCATTATCTCAACTTACTGTTCGCATAAAAATAATCCCCCAGGCAATGCCCAGGGGATAGATATTGGTCCAGTATTTAGGACTTATCAAATTTCTTCCGTTATTACGGACTTAGAATTTACCTACAATGTTGCCAGTAGCTTTTTCAATCAACGAACCATCTTCACTGACTGTAATTTCAGTGTTTTCCAGCATAGCCCCATCTTCTGTTACATAATATAGGCGCCCATCGGAACCAACAATGTATTCTTTAGAAGACATTTGCCCATCATCCTTGAGGTGATACCACTTGTCGTTGTATCGAACCCATCCGACTACCATAGCACAGGCACTATTGAAGTAATACCACTTACCATCTTTTTGAACCCAACGATTGCAATAAGCATAACCGTCCTCGTCAAACAGATACCAGAAGTCATAGACTTTCAACCATTGGTCCGCTAGCCAACTACCATCTTCATTTCTATACCACCAGCCGGTCTCGTTCTTAAGCCAACCGGTTTCTTGTACTTCTGTAGAGCCTACTGATTCACCGCTCAAGATAGCGTTGACTTTTTCTTGGACAGCATTGTAGTCATAACCAGAAGCAGATAGTCTAGCTTTTCTATCTTCGCCGGTGCCCCACTGTCCATTGATTACTTCTTGAGCAACTTCAGCGACAGATTTTGACCCACTAGAAGATGAAACTGAGCCAGATCCATAGTTAGGTCTAGCGTACCCTTTGATTTGCCAGTGGTTCCAAGCATAAGAGCGTCTCCGCACAGCTGAAGGAGAACCTGAGTTACCCTCAATTGTGTTAACCGTGTTGCCACTAACTGATTCAACAATACCGATATGGTCCGCAAAACCGCCGCCATCCCAGTCAAAGGTAATAATGTCACCGGCTTGCGGATATGACTTCCCAATCCAGATACCTTTTGATTGGAAGATAGCAATATGGCGTTGTACGCCACATTCTCCACCTACCAACGATGATAGTCCAGCTTTCCTAAATGCAGCGGTGACCGTTGCATCGCACCAGTCATCATCGCTAGTCATTCTATAACCGACTGGCAGTGGGCTTTGAGAATTGTAAATGGATAAGATTTCATTGTGAACCCCTCCATACATTTGCCCACCTAACCAGTTTCTGAAAACATTAAGCACATCTTGAGCACTTGCCATGTTTATTGTTTCCCCCTTGTCAATACTATCCAGCGCTCCATTTGCATTGAGCGTGTCATGGATAGTTTTCATTGAATTATAGTAAGAGTTAAATACTCTTTCCGAATTACTGCCATCACCAGCATAATCATATTGAGCGCCACCAATACGGAATAACCCTCGTGCATAGTCCCATAGAGTCTTAGCTCCGGCAGTCTTGTAGAAACCTCCATTACGGAGTAGGTACCCATAGTCTTTGAGGAAGTCCTCAACAGTGGCATAGTGGATATAATACCCGCCCTCAACTGCTGGACGCTTGCGCCCTGGCGTAACTTGGACACCACTCTTGCGCGTCTTAGGATTGAGGTCATCGTACCCCCAAGTCATACCGCCCCAGTTATTGTCTTCTCTGGCCGATATAGAATTAGGATGCTGCCCCCACCCGGTCTCATGGCATAGCTGGCAGATAACAAAAGAAGGGACTAGGTCATAATGCCTAGCCACCTTCTGCATTTTTTCAATTAGATCATCCGATAGTGTGTAATTACCGTATTGCAACATACGGCTTCACCCCTTCCTAGGATTCTTTTGGCGCATCGTAAGTCAACGCTTGTTCACTATCTCCTAGACCAGCAGTAGTAGGGTCTGGGATAAGGTTAAAGGCATTGACAAATGTCAATCCGATTAAGTAAGGATTGCTGAACAGAGATACAAACAGTTTCCCTAATGTCTCAAATGTTGTTAAGTCCTCAAGCTTGAGGTTTTGATAAGCCAATACAGGCATCAAGATAGCAATCGCGAAACGCGCCAAGAATGCCACGTTTTTCTTATTAAAGCGAACCTTCCAATTGATTTTATTCATAATGAATTCCTCCTATTTTAACTTTTGTTTGATCTCAATAAGATCTTCTTTCATCGCCTTGATTTGTTCAACGAGTTGATAAGTAATCTTATTCTGCTCGTCATGTTCATCAATCCGTCTACTGTTTTGCTCAGCTAGTTTCTGGGTATAGTTTTGACTAGCTTCAATCATTGTCATGCGGTGTTCCTGTTCAGTGATTTTGCTTTTGTTATTTAAGTACAGACCTGCTACCGGAATCAGCACGCCGATGATGTAACCCAACACCTCAGAGCTAATACTAGTGCTCCCTGGCATACTTTTCCCCCTTCCTTCATAAGAAAAGGGTGCACTAGGCACCCTTTCATTTGCGGTGATTATTCTTCACCTTGTTCTAATTCCTCAAGACGTTGCTTGAGTTGTTCAAGTGTCATGAATTCCAAATCGGCTAAGCCAAGAATTTGAAGTTGCTCACGAACACCTTTCTTATGACGGCGTGGCACAGAAGCAAAAGTACGTTTTGCTAATTCAATGTGCTTAGCGTAAAGAAAATGTAGTTCCATAAATTTGTCACCTCCTCCCCACAAATTCCGAACATGAGTAGCGAGTGCAGTAGCAGCTTCCCTAATGTGGTGTAGCATGCTCCTCATCCCCTTCTTCTTTATGCTCAGTTTCTTTGTCAGATTCATAGCGTTCCCGGTAATCTTCAGGAACTTCAGTTGGCAAGGTGAAGTTAGTTACCACCTTTGCCATTTGTTCTACCTGGTATTTAACCAGTAATAAGTGTTCACTAATATTCGCATTGTCGTCAGCTTGTTCAAGCATCGCACCACTAGCTTTTTCAAGAAGTTCCTCTGTTTTCTTAAGTTGCTTACGTTGTTCATCTATAACAACTTGAGAGTCATCAAGAGTTTTCTTTAGGTTTACCACCTGTTCCGCCGTTTTGTCCGCTTGTTCAATAGCGTCGCTCATAGCGTACTTTTGAAACGAATCTTTATACACCTTTCGAAGTACTAAATCAATTACATCGTTGTCTGGTGTAGCTAAGTGGTTCCCGTCAATTTCCCTTTCGAACGCGGTGTATTCACCATCCGTGGATTGGATAAGAACCCTAGTTTTTTCCTGATCGAACGTTAGTTGCTTGCTTACTATCCGGAACATCTTGCACCTCCAGTTCTGCCAGCTTCTCTTTCAACTGACGATTTTCTTCTTCCAATAATTCACAGGCCCGTTTATACATAGCCCGATTTGCTTTTTCCTCAGCCAAAGCCAATGATGTTTCAGCTAATGCTTGTTTAGTTGCTTCCAATACTAATTCTTCCATAGTTACCTCCAGCTATTCTCCCCATGTCTGCTTACCATAATATCCGCCACGATCATATAGACAAACGCTGCCCCAATTCCCGAACCAGATGCCGGAATTGCCATTGTTGCTTTTAAGCAGAACACCCGGCTCACCATCTATTGTCATGTCCTGAAAGACAATCCCTTTGCCAGAACCAGTGCCCATTCCAGTCAAAACAGAAATATATCCATTATCGCCATTTATCGACATGGCAGTACCAAATAAGTTTTCTTGTTCATACTTTGCATAACCCAACGATAGTGTATGACCTTTTTTAGCCCAAAGAACAACGCCGGGAGTAGAGGCATAGGAAACAGACCCAGCCCACTTCCCCTTTCCCCAGAACTGAATCCCATCTGATATATACTTAGCAGATATGGACCCATCATTCCGGGTAGAAAACATGCCGTCACCATTGATATGCAAATTGTTGCTTACGCCATTAAAACCGGCTTGGACAAACTTAGCAATCTCGCCGGTTAGACTTTGCACATTGATATTAACGACCTTTAATTTTCCGCCATCAAGAGTACCAAAGGTAATCTTGTCAGCTTGAAGATCAGTAATATGGGCGCTATTGATGACGCCTTTTTCAATGTATGTCTTACCAGTAATAGCATTCAATTTACCATCGAGACGGAACCCATCAGCAGTTTGACTGAAGATAGATTCACCGCCATTGACCTTATTACTAATAGCTTGAATGACCTTATCCGGTGACTGCTCAATGATAGACTTAAAGTGTTCAGTGGTTACACTGTCACGGATGATACTAGGTGTTTGTTCTCGGATAGAACTAGCTGCATCGCTAGAAGCCTTTGCTAACAACTTACCCGCAATAGTGGCTAAGTCAGTCTGCAAGTTGTTGTGACTATCATAGAACTGAGCATACAAGCCACGCGAAGAAAGGCTAATTTCACCTCTCAATCCTTCAACTTCCGATTTCATCTTGAGTGTCAGTTGCCGAAGGTTTTCAATCAGTTCAGCTAACTTACTTCCTTGTGACTTGTTTTCTTCATAAGTCGAAGCTGAATCACCTGCCACAAGCCGAAGTTCCGTAAGAATTGTGTCTCCAATTAAATCAGGTTTGATGCTACCGTTCTTAAGTGTGATAACAGAATCAGGCTTAGGTGCTAAGAAGGTATAAGAGAATAATCCGTCCCCTTCTAGTAAGGTAAACTCAGGGTTCTTGTCAATCTGAGCATTAAACTTTTGTGGCATTTACTTCACCACCTAATCAGTCAATGGCCATTCAGTAAAGGCACTAGGCTTAATGCCGTTGACAATCGACATAACAACTTGATAGGTCTTGTTGCCTTTGCGTAGCGTACCAGAGAACATAACATTGTTATTATCCATCTTAGTAGCGGTCCCAAAGGCGCCACTCTTAGAGTCCTTTTGCATTGAGACCCCTACAGGAACAGCATCCGACTTAAGGTAGTCTCCAAAGTCTTGATTGCTTTGGCTAGCGGACAATTTTGTGTGTTGTGACAAGTTAGCCCATGGCTTCCATGTTCCGCCGGTAACCGATGCAACGTAGAAATCGCCATTCCAATGCGGAGCAAAACAATAGACATAATTTGTCGAAGGTTTCCACACGAACACCTCTTTGACAGGGGCGTTCATATCTCTTACGATGCTAAATCCGATAGGGACCGAGTTGCTGTTGATGTAGGAACCAAAACTTGTCCCTGATGGGCAAGTGTTAATGGCAATTGTTGCTCCCCATTCGTCAAGGCCAAATTTTCTTAGCAGGGCAGTAAGTACATTACCGTTCGCCACATCAGTGACATTCCACGCTTCACTATTGATTCGCTTGCGAACCCACATCCGGCCATTCGTACCAACGAATAGCTGCCAGGTAAAGTGTCCTGATTGTCCAAGCGAACCTATACCGTTTGAGAAAACTAGGATAAACCCATAGGAGCTAGAGATACCCTTAGAAGCCATGTTCGTGGTGTATTGATAAATACCTGGAGTCGATAAGTTATCGACGTCATTGTTAGTTCTGACTATCTTACCAAGCAAAGCCCCTAGATTCTCGGTGCTGATGAGACTATCCAGCTCAGAAACCGACCCAGTCCTAAACTTGTTTACCGTTCCTTGCACCCGGTTAACCGATTCAACACTAGCATAGCTAGTTCTATCATCAACCGTAGTAACCGTAATATTCTTATCAGAAGACACACTCACCAGGTAGCGAATCGTCATCTGAATTCGATTGACCCTATAATCTTCTAAGACAGGAGGGTCAGCAGTATCACCACCGTATAGCCATAGAAATTCTGGACCATTCCCAACTTTGGCAAAGATACCAACTTCCGACATGGCCTTTCTTCGTGTGTTATCAAGTTCCTTGTTGTCAAGAACAATCTCAACAACTTTCTTATCACCTTCATTCGTAACAGTTGGAACCTTACGAACAAATTGAGCTGCCAAGCTAGTCGCATTCTCAGCATTCGTGGATCCATTCCCAACTGCCATTCCGGTGACAACTAGTTCGCCTTGTTTAAGCATTTCACGCTTGCCCACATTAGTAAGCGTTAGTTGAGTAAAGGGCATATTATTCTAACCTCCATTCAATATGTGTCGTACTAGGCACAGCCTGTACTTTCATAACAGGGTTTTGAACAGTAACCCTATTCATATCTCCTTCTACACTGACATTGACATGTTCGACCAATGGCTCAAGTTCAATTGAGTGGCTAGTAGAAGTCTCCGTCACATCAACCCGAACCACAACCGGGTAATACCCTTCAGCATGGCATGTCAGACGGTAATTATCCAAATACACCTTATCGAACGTGACATCGCCACCTGTCTTAGTCAACGTTGGATAGTGTTGATTCTTAGGTTGCATGACAACTTCAGTAGGAATCTGACTCCCACCTCTTCTTGTGCGTACCAAGAATGACCGGTGAGGACGTTCAACAAATCGCGTGACGCCAGCCAAGGTATATTTTTGACCCGTTGTGAAGCCCGACCCGTTGTGTCGAATCGTAATGCTTCCTTGTTCCACCGTAATGGTGACTGGTTTACGAGTATCAAGTTCTTCTTGGATGCGGTTCTTGGTGTAAATCATGGTATTGTCATTACCAATCAACCCGATTGATAGCTTTTGACTATCGTCTAATCGTTTAATATCCGATAGCAAAGCAGGTAAGTCCGTCTCTTTCCATTCAGTCAAGGACACTTTGGCATTATCAACTTCTTGTTTTACCTTTTCAATTTCCCGTCGCACCTCATCTGACACTTCGCCAGACATAGTGCGAACCCATCCAGTTTCAGCTTTTTCCCAAATTTCTGTCTTACCGCCATTATCTAAGAAAACAATGTCCCCAATTTCATAGTCGTTAGGGTCAGGCAATTCAGTCAGATGGTACATAATGTGACGACCGTCAGCATCTTCAATGTAGTTCAATAAGTTGTATTCAAAGTTCCGTTCTTCCGATTGCACCGACAATGTATGAGAAGAAGGTCTTCCCTCGTTAAGGAGACGTTCAGCCAACTTGACCGAATCATAATCATTAGTGAATTTCACCCGCACGACTTGTTCTGTCAACGGGTTCCACTCAACTTCCTCAACGCGCAATTCAACATCAATGTCATACTTTTCAGAATACACTTCCACCGTGTCATACATGCCGAAGAAAGTATCGGTAGTAGCGTCCATAGCCGCCATATCAAGCGTGGCCGTGATTTTTTCATAAGCAACACTAGGATGCTTCTCAAAGAAATCTTCCGCATCATCGTTCAAGTCTTCAACATCTTCATACTTGTATTGATAGAGAATCTTCTCCTTAGTGTCCGGCGTGGTGTACGGTGTTTTGCGTTTACGCTTAGTAGGCTTGCGCTTACGATTCACTTGGACCTTCTTGCGTTCTTCTAAGGTCTCGTTCTTAAACTCAACATAACGAGTCACAACAGGAAGACCATACTTCTCGACAGCAGGAGACACAATCGGCGTCCCATACTCTTTTGATTTATTGGTTTTCCGTTCGTCCTTCTCGTTCAAGTAGTCCGACATCACAGTCGTAAACGGAATAATACGCGTACAGAACTCATCTGTTTGTTCATACTTCAGTTTGAAGTGTTGCATCAAGGCGCTACCCTTACGAATGACTGCAGCTTTCTTCTTACCACGAACGGCGCGGAAGATAATCCCATTAGTCGTAAACTCTTGCTCAGACCGTGTAATCTTCATAAGTGAGTTATCATCTGAGAACAGCACCGCATAAGCAGTAGAGTCCGCATA